GATTGTAGAGGAGTGGATTCTATCACTCGACTGCCTGCCTTCAACCAAGGAGGATTATAGGCGCAAGATACGCTTGTGGTTTTCGTGGTTATCGCGTCAGCAGATAGAGCCACGCTCTCCCAGCCGTGCAGATATACTTCGCTACAAAGAGTTCTTGCAGGTGCAGATGAAGAGTGCTTACACATACTTCTCCTACCTCACGGTTGTTCGGCTGTTCTATCGCTATTGTCATGAGCGAGGCTACTACGATGACATCGGCAGTGGAATTAGAACACACCTGCGACAGCGAATGCACCGCAAGAATCCGCTGACAGCATTCCAGGCGCAACGCCTGGTGGAGTCAATACCTACAACCACTATCGTAGGCAAGCGCGACAAGCTGCTGGTATCTATGATGCTAATGCTGGGGCTGCGTACATGTGAGCTTGAGAGAATAAACATCTGCGACTTTGGATTGGTGGACAACATTCCCACACTCCGCATCCAGCGCAAAGGACATCTGGACAAACTCGCTATCCTGGCATTGCCGCAGAAGATTGTGGAGTTGTTCGAGGACTACATTGCAGAGCGTAACTTCCAGGAGGACGATCCTCTCTTCATCAATCACAGCCGAGGCAGAGTCCCCACAAGACTTGCCAAGCAGACAATCTCACATATTGTCAAGAAGCAGCTGCGGATGATAGGCATAGACGACCCAAAGATAACCGCGCACTCCCTCCGCCACACCTGCGGTAGCCTCCTCGTTGAGCAGGGAGTTGACATAGAAGTCATCAAAGAGTTGCTCGGTCATACTAGCACTGCGACAACCAGAATCTATGTCGATATGGCAATGAAGCGAAGACTTCTGGAGGATAATCCCAGCAATGTTGTGGCGGACATTATTGGCGAAAAACACTAAAAAACAGAGCCATCAAATGATGGTTTAATGAAGGTATGATTAATTGAATGTTAGACGATTTGAAATTCAAAGAGTTGCAAAGTGGCGAAAATCGACCAGCAACGCCCGTAACTCTTTGATAATGGGTAAGCGATAAGGCTCAATTAACAGCACGATGTCGCAAGGGGGGAAGGGGGTCGAATTCCTTCACACCCTACGAAAACCAATCGCCCCCCAAGTCTTCTGTACGCACATGCAAAATTGGAGAATTTGAGAAACTATGAAAGGTCGCAAGAAACTACCAGACAATATCAAGGCTCTGCGTGGCACAGACCAACCTTGTCGCATGACCGACAAGCCTGCGGTGCAGGGTGCAACCGTTATCAAACTCCCGAAGGTCGGCTTAAAGGGAACTGCTAAGAAGGTCTTTGCGGTTGTTGCCACCGAACTGATGCACAACAACCTCCTGGATGTCTATGGCGTGGATATGGTCGTGGCGTATGCACGCGAGATGGCTCTCTACCACGACATGATGTCAGAGATCGAGAAGGAGGGAGTGACCATTGAGGTTATGACCAAGACGGGTGTCGTTACGCAGATCAACCCGAAGCGTAAGGTTGCCGAGGGAGCACTCGCTGCTGCCAAGTCGCTGGCAGTGGAGTTCGGTATGACACCATCGAGCCGCAGCCGAGTGTCGGCAATACTTAACGACAACACACCAAAGGATGAGTTCGCAGAATTTGAAGAGATAGATGAGTAAGCAGAAACTACATACAGCCGAGGAGTATGCCCAGCAAGTGATATCGGGCGAGGTGTTGGTATGCGAGTATGTGCGCCTGGCGGTGGAGAGGTACTACCGCGACCTCGATGTGGCACTCGACCGAGGGTGGCACTTTGACCGCAAGGCTGCATCTCGTGCCATCAACTTCATCCAGAAGCTCAAGCACACCAAGGGCGTATGGGCAGGTCAGCGGTTTAAGTTAGAGCCCTGGCAGCAGTTTATCATCTGGAACATCTTTGGCTGGATGAACGCTGACGGCACACGCAGGTTTCGCTATGCCTACATCGAGATTTCGCGCAAGAACGGCAAGACGATGCTCTCCGCGAGTACGGGACTGCTGATGCTCTTTGCCGATGGCGAGTCGCGCCCAGAGGTCTATTCTGCCGCTACGGTCAAAGACCAGGCGAAGCTCTGCTTCTCGGATGCGGTGGCTATTGTCAAGGCTACCGACCTCAAGAACTATCTCACTCCTTATCGCAACTCCATTACCTACGAGCTGAAGGGCGGCACAATGAAGCCTCTATCCTCGGACTATGGTACACACGATGGTCTATCGCCCTCGTGCGCTATCATCGATGAGTTTCATGCGCACAAAGATAGCGGCATGTTCGATGTCCTCAAGTCCGCGTTTGGCGCGAGGCGACAACCGCTTATGTTCATCATTACCACCGCAGGCTTCAACAAGGCGGGTGTCTGCTACGCCTACCGCGACAATGTTATCAAGGTGCTGCGTGGCGTGAATATCGATGACAGCTTGTTCGGCATCATCTACACCCAGGACTCGAAGGAGGAGTGGGAAGACCCGAAGATGTGGATCAAGTCAAACCCTAACCTCGGAGTGTCGGTCTCTGCCGAGTATCTTGCCGACCAGGTTAAGGATGCCAAGAACAGACCCGAAGCGGTGCGCAATGTGCTGACAAAGAATTTCAACCTCTGGGTAGATGCCGAGCGCACCTGGATTCTGGACGAGAAGTGGATGCAGTGTGTTGGCACGACACCATTGGAGTCGCTACGCGGCTGTGAGTGCTGGGGCGGTCTCGACCTCTCGAATGTCTCGGACATCACAGCCTTTGTGTTGTTATTCCACGAGAACGACAAGTTCCAGATCGTACCACTCTTCTGGATACCCGAAGAGAAGATGCTGGAGAAGATACGCAAGGAGAATATCAACTACGACCACTGGGTGGCAGATGGGTATGTCAAGGTCACTTCGGGCAATGTCATCGACTACGACTTTGTCAAGGCTGACATCCTCCGCACCATCGAGGCGTACAACCTGCGCTCGGCAGCCTACGATAGGTGGAACTCCTCGCAGACTATCATCGACCTACAGAACGAGGGCATGGAATGTAACCCTTTCGGGCAGGGCTATGGCTCGATGTCAGCACCCACGAAGGAGTTTGAGAAGCTCGTCTTGACGGAGCGTATCGAGCACTTCGGCAACCCCGTACTGCGCTGGATGCTCTCCTCGACCGTTGTGATGACCGACCCTGCGGGCAACATCAAACCCGACAAAGCGAAGTCTGCACAGAAGATTGACGGCATCGTAGCCGCGATAATGGCTCTGGGCGAGTGGATGACCGCCCAGGCAGATGAAGACAACAACCCTTATAACCAGAGAGGAATGCTTGAATTATGACACGAAGACAATGTACAAAACAAGAGGAACGAAAACGCAGTGAGTTAGAGAGTCGGCTTCAGTCCCTTGCACCTATTTCGCCAGAGGTTAGGCAAATGATGTCTCTTGAAGGCTTCGCACTCTGGTTTGATAGTATGAAGTATCTCTATCCAACTAAGGAAGATGCATACGAGGCGTTGGAGTTTCACTATCAACGACTAACGGGTCGCAGGCGGTACTCGGAGCTGCGCTCATTCCTTAAAGCCCGCATGATTTATAACCGAAAACACCTATCCGTAAAGGAGTAATTTACTACCAAGCGAGGGAAGGTTGAGATTTATGTTTGCACCAAACAAAACGCAACAACGGTGTCAAACATTTTCTCTGGTCTATTCACTCGTATCTACTCTGCTTTCCGAGGGGAAGAGCGCATGACATCTGCTGAATTCGAGTCAGCAGTAAATGACGCTCTCCTCTCTGGCACCGTTTCTGACAACACCCGCACACCCATCGTCACCGAGGAGGGGGCATTGGCTATCACTGCTGTATGGGCGTGTGTTCGCATACTATCGGAGACTATTAGTTCTCTACCAATTCATCTCTACAGACGCACCGAGAAGGGGCGTGAAAAGATCACTAGTTCCACACAATTAAATGTCCTCAATCGTCCCAACGAGTACAGCGGTCGTTATGCGCTCATGCAGCACCTGATGATCGGCTGTACGCTTTGGGGCAATGGGTATGCGCGTATCTATCGCGATAAGAAGTATCGCCCAGAG